TTGTAATTCACCACCTGTAACTCTGCCTTTTAATTTAAAACCACCTTGCATATTTGCAAATGCTGCACTATCAAGTAAGGCTCTTAAACTACCTGTTGCTGCTTTACCAAGCCCACCTATCATATGATAAAGACCAAAACCATAGAAACCTGTACTAGGCAAAAACTTATAACTTACAAACCAATCTCTACGTTTTTTCTTCTCATCTTTTTCTTCCCAGTTTCTTCTTACAGATACTATCTTTTCTGCATCATAATCTATTGTAATTACATATGGTAAAGCTACTGCATTTTCATCTTCATTGTCATCAGCACCATCTACACCATCTAGCATGTTATATGTATGCACTTCAAGTAATGTCATAATTTCATCTGAAGCATCACCATAAGGATCAACACCTTCAATCTCACTACCTATGTCACCTGATGGGTCTACATCATTTCCTGAATAAGTACTTGGTAAATAATGTCCTGCTTCAACGTATCTGTTATAATCATTTTTAGGCATTCTTATAACGTGTGTATATCTTTGTGCTGTGTATAAATCTTTACTATCTGGTGATACAACAAAATCTTCTGCTTTTACAAATTGTGAGCATTGCCTATCTAAACTTGCATCCCACCATACTTTTTTAAATGTATGACCAATTAAAGGTAACTGAAATAACATTTGGTCAAGGTCTGGAAAATATTCTGGCATTTCTACAGTAATTTGATAATTCATGTAATCTTTTACACGTTTAGCCTGTTCTTCCATTTCTTCATCAGGCTCACCAATAATAACTGTTTTTACAGGACCACCTGATGGATATAATTCTGCTATAGCTTTTGCATTAAATTGTGTTGCTGCTTCTGCAATCATAGGGTGTACAACTGTACTTAGACCTCTTGTTGCTCTTTGGTTTTCTTCTTCATTTTGACCACCATTAGGATCAAGTGTTTCTAACCCTTGTTTATATCTAAATTCCCATTCAGAACGAGCATCTTTATCTGACTCATAACTACTTATTAATTCACTAGCTATTTGGTCTAATTCTTTTGCATCTACAGTATCTGCTAAATTTTCATCAAATGTTGATTCTGTTTCATCTATCTCATCTAAAGATGGATCACCAATTAATACTTCATCTCCAATTTCTTCTACTATGAAGTCATCTGAAGGCATAGCATCTGCGAATGGAATTACTTTGGGTTGTCTAGCCATATAGGGTCATCCTCTTTGCTTGTATATCTTCATCTTCATCATAATCTGTTGAATGAGTTATAAACCAACCTTTTCTCAATCTCAACCATGCTTGTGTACAAGTGTCAACTATATCATCATTATCACCTGCTGGAAAGGCTGAACATATATCTATTAAATTTTTAGCCCATTTTTTACCTTTAGGATAGAAAATTCTTCCATCTTCTAATAATGCACTACTTGCATGGGCTCTAGCAATCTTATCTCTATCTGGATTATATGCTAAAACTGGTATCCCTGCCATTCTTAAATCCTGTAATAAACTTTGACCACTTGCTTTTTTTTCTATCAGAACTGTATCAGGTTGCCAATCATCATATGCTTCTTGTGCTAACTTTCTTAATTCTGGATAGGAAACTCTATCATACCACATTTCAACAACAATAGCATTTACTTGACCATTTTGCCTAAATATTCCCCATGTTGTTCTAGCACTATAACTGCTGGTTTCTTTTGTAGAAAATGCAGTATCATAACTTTGCACTAAATATTCTATGTCTGGTAATGTTTCACTTTCCCATTCTACCCACCAATCAGCTTTTAATATCCCACCACCTTTGGGCATTGGTCTCTGTTGCAACTGACCTGCACTTGCGTATGAACCCAGACTTTTTTCCAGACTACCAAGAGTTTTTTCATCAACCCTCTTTTCCCACAACAGTTCGCCCTCTTCTTTTCTTGGGTCAATAAAGCCAAGCGATGATCTAGTTGGTGTGGGGTGTTGTTTTTCATATCTTGCAGGTAAACATAGATGATCCCAAGCATTGTATTCATTCCCTAATATATGACCTGTTAAGTCGCTTTCATGCACTCTTTGCATTATTATAATAAATGCACCAGTTTTTGGGTCATTCAATCTGGTTTGCATTGCCTGATCCCACCATTCTAGCACACCTTCACGAACTTTAGATGATTCAGCTTCCCTGACGTTGTGAGGATCATCAATTACTATGATATCACCACCTTCACCTGTCAAGGCTCCATCTACTGATGTTGCTATTCTTTGACCATTTTTATCATTCTCAAATCTTTGTTTTTGGTTCTGGTCAGATGTTAAATTAAACATATCCCCAAAATATCTTTGATACCATTGACTATCAATTAATCTTCTACACTTTACACTATCTCTAATTGATAGCGAACCAGCATAACTTGCATATAGAAATCTTTTATCTGGTTGTATTGTCCATGCCCATGCTGGCAATGCAACTGCAACTGAAATAGATTTCATATGTCTAGGAGGAACATTTATAATTAATCTTTTTATATCGCCTTCAACAACTGCTTGTAAATGCTCTGATATAGCATCTATATGCCAATTATCATAAAAATCTCTACCCGGCTCTATGGCTTGCCAACTATTTTTTGTAAACTCTTTCAGAGACCTTTTCATCTTTTCCGATCTCACCATGTTCAATGAGTGCAGATTCAAGTGCTCTTTCAATAGTGCTGAGGTCATTGTTACTTACCCTTGTTAAATCTAATACATGTCTATTTTCAATAATAGTTTCTTTTTCTATTCTATCTTGCCAACCAGCTTGGTTTTTTAAGTAAAATATCATAGATGTATTATCGCCTTGCCTAGCTTTATTAAACAAAGCATTAGTTACAGTTGCAATACCTTTATCTTTTCCTCTTTTTATAGAATCCGAAAACTCCGTATATTTACTTTGTTTATCATATAAAGTTGTTTCACTTATACCAAGAACAGAAGCTATTTGTTGTTGTGTTAAACCCTGTGCTGCAAGTGATTCTGCTTTCTTACATAAATCAGTTGTAATTTCAAATTTTGGTCTTCCAATCTTTTTAACCTTTTTATTCTTCATCGTCATAATCATAATCCTCTATATCTTTTAATGTACTATGCTTTCTTATAAATATAGGAGTTTTTTCTTTAAGGTTTGTACCTACAACATTAACAAAAAAATAATCTAATGCCTCATCTTCATCTTCTATACCTTCCCATTTCATAAGTATTTTTATACATTTCTCATAATCATAAACTATTACTGGTGCTTCTGTTGATATGCTAACACCAATTATTGCTTTTTCAAAGCCAACTGCATTATACATCATCATTCCTTTTTAATTTAAGTTTAAAATAATCTATGGTTTTTTCAAGACCTTCGTTTAATTGCACTTGTGGTTTCCACTTATTTAAAGCCATGTATGCTAATTGTGTATTTGGTTTTCTCTGTGTTGGGTCATCTTCTGGTAAGTTTGTATATGTAATATATTGATTACCACCTGTAAGTTCATTTACTTTATTGGCTAATTGTTTAATCGTAAACTCATTTTCGTTGCCTAAATTAACTGGTGTGTTAATACTTTCATTCCTCATTAATCTAATTAAACCTTCAACTAAATCATCTACATAACAGAATGATCGTGTCTGACTTCCATCACCAAATATAGTTAAGGCTTTGTTTTGTAAGGCTTGTATTATAAAATTAGAAACAACCCTGCCATCATTAACATCCATATTAGGTCCATATGTGTTAAATATTCTTGCTATTTTTGTGTCTACATTATATTGCCTTTGGTAATCCATACATAATGTTTCTGCACATCTTTTACCTTCATCATAGCATGATCTTATGCCAACTGGGTTAACATTGCCCCAATAAGTTTCAGTCTGTGGGTGTTCTAATGGATCTCCATACACTTCACTTGTTGATGCCTGTAAAAATTTAGCCTGTGTTCTCTTAGCTAACCCCAACATGTTAATTGTACCATGGACACATGTTTTAATAGTTTGTACTGGGTTCTTTTGATAATGTACAGGCGATGCAGGGCAAGCTAAATTGTATATTTGATCAACTTCTAAATATAATGGAAAGGTAATATCATGCCTTATAAATTCAAAGTTTATATTACCTATTAAAGATTCAATGTTTTTTTTACTTCCTGTATAAAGATTATCAACACAAATTACATCATGGTTTTCTTTTACTAATCTTTTACATAAGTGGCTACCTACAAAACCTGCACCTCCTGTAACTAATATTTTCATCATTTACCCTTTAACTGTTAAGTTTAATTCAACACTTTTTTCTATTTTATCTTTTGCATATTTACGAACAAGTTTATTTTTTTGTTCAAACACTTTATAATTTACATGATGATGCCATCTATTATATTTTCTTGTTAAAGTGCTATGATCTGGGTGTTCTCTACATAACATTCTGGATTTTTCCAAAGTTCCTTCTGCATATATTTCTTCATTGCCACCTTTAACTGTCATTGTTGTGCTTTTTTCTTGCAAAAACATGTTAAATAATATTGTGCAATGCCCTGCTTTTAAAATATCTAGTGACAATATCGTATCTTCATTATACCTACCCCTCCATCTAAATGGGATATCATTTCTAATAATGTTGCATGAATAAACACGACTGTTTAAAAAAAATGGTGGTCTTTTTAATTTTCTTGGGTGAAAAAATGTATAATG